CTCTTACTACTTGTCTTAGTTCTGTTGAACTTGGCCTTCTCGCCTTTAGACATCTCACCTGTAGTCTTAGGTGTTTTGGATGACACACGTCTAGATGGTCTGCAAGCCGGATAGCCTTTACGCTTCTCACCTTTCTGTCTGCCACAGGGCTTACCAGTTTTGGTATCTACCCATTTTTCTTGGAACCATCTACGTAAACTCATGCTCTTTTCTTACGTGAGTATCCTGATGCGACTTTCTTTTTGCCGCCTGCTTTGACCTGCCCTTTACATACCTTAACACCATAAGCGTTAGCGTATGCAGAAGGGTAGACCTTGAATTTTCTTTTTGCAGCTGCCTTGCCACGTGCACATAATTTAGCCATTAGCGTTTTTTACCTCCATGACTACAGCCACACTTCTTACCTTTCTTGTGTGCCATTATGCTTTACCTCCGCCACCTTTCTTTTTCTTAGCCTTTTTGTAGTAGTCTATGACTTTCTTCTGGTCATTGACATCAAATGGGCCGGGGCCGTATAGTCTCTTGCTAGCGTCCCTAACGTCTTTAGGTACACCAAAGAACTTCTCGCCCATAGCGATAGTTTGTTTCTTTTTATTGCCGTTTGAGACTTTCTTTTTACCGTCTTCTGAATAAGTAATTGCCATGTTAACATTTCCATCTGCGTAGGGCAAGAGCCTTTCTTGTTGGCTTGCCGTTTGGTTTTTTGAGTGGGCCTTTCATGCCAGACATGCGGGCACAGAATGACCTCTTTCTAGCCCCTCCTCCGGGCTGTGGAGCTTTGAGATTAGAGCCAGTGGCACGATTGTACTTGGCTCTTCCCTTCGCTGTCAGACCGCCTTTACGGCTTTTCTCACCCCGTCCGAGTGACAGACTTACTCCTCTTTTTCGTTTTTTTGTCATTGATTCTCATTGAGTCTCGTTTAACTAGACCTTTAGGTATTAGAGCACCATGTCTACGGGGACTATAGTCACCATCAGGTACTAGCCTACCACCTTCGTTTCTATAAGGGTCGCCATTTCTATCAAGATAAAAGCCTTTATCTGTAATACCGTAGGCGTCACCCGGAGGTAGAGGATATGCTCCTTTTGCTACCTTTAATGATTTACGATTTTTTACGTTTGCTGCCATTTCTCTTAAGCTTTTTAAAGTCAGCTCCTGTGATCTTATCTCGGGGTGGTGCTACTCTGGCAATCTTCATCTGTTTGGCAGAGTACTTCTTTTTACCAGATGGCTTAGGCATTACCAGATACCGGGTATGATTTGCCCTGTCCAAGCATAGTTGAGTAAAGCTGCAACTATACCTATCATAGCTAGTCTGCCATTAAGCTCCTCTGCGGGATGCCATTTCTGATTTTCGTGGTTGTGGTGTGTCATTTTTTCTTTTTCTTTTTGTCTATAATTTTTTTGAGTGCTGCGGGTAGCTTCTTTGCTCCGCTTCCTCTCTTCATTTTTTTACCTTTGGCGTCTTTACCGCCACCGTAATGTCCGGGCATAGTTAGAATTGTAGGTTGTTTGATCTGTCGAGTTTCTCGATTATGTCTTGTCTGTAAGCAGGGTCAGAGTCATAGCGTGGGTCGCTCATAGCTCTTACTAATTCTGCTTGACTGCGGAAGACATCACCGCCTGTTTTAGGTGCTTTACCTTGTACCATTGTACCGTCTACTCCGTTAGCTGCATCGTATTCTGTTTTTAATCCGGCAACGGCGATCTTTATAGCTTCGACGCTGCCTGTGTTGACTATACTGTCAAAGGCATCCTGTGATTTTTTATCTAAATTTGTAGATGCCCACTTCATTAGATCAGTATATGCTGCGTCACCACCAACCTGATTCTTAAGTTGGTTAACCTCTGAATCAGATAGATCAGCTACGTCTCCTCCTTGTGGTTGGAACTCTGGTGTGTTCTGCACCTCGAGATATGCTGCTACTAGGTCTTTACTAGACATACTAGAAAACTTTTCTAATGTTTCCTCTGATAGTTTACCATCGTTTGCGTAGTATTCATCGTTGGCAGATGCGATTAGAGAAGCTCCATCAGAGAGTTGCGTCTCTGTGGACTCCTCCTCTGCTGATGCCTGCTCTGTATCTTCTTCTACCTCTTCACCATTACTACCGAGTTTTTTCTGTAGTTCAATGTATGCCTTTTCTAAATCTTCTGCACTCTTATACTTGCCTGCATAGACTTGCTCTTCCTTCTCTGATATAGATTCACCAACGGCAAGGCTATCTTGCTCGTCAGGTGTAAGCTGATCTAGATTAGTTTCAGTTGTAGTCTCAGGTTGATAAGAGAATGTTTGTGTTTCTGCCATTATGTGGGTTCTTCTAGACTAGGTGGTTCTTTGGGGACGTTGTCCATTAGACCGCCTGTAATAATACCTGCGTTCTCAAGTCCCTCTGGATTCTTCTGTGGGTCGAGTAATGGAGAGTTTGCAAACTGACCTGCTTGATTAAGAAGTGCTGCTTGTTGCTGCATCTGCATAGCCTGTTCTTTCTCTTGTTCCATAGTCTCAGGGCTCTTAACTAAGTTTAGCATATCTATACCTTGAGCAGCTGCCAATCTCTTGATAGCTTCGGTAGGATTTACAAACTTCATAAGTGCTTCTGGCCCCAGTGTTTGAGCAATCGTCTGAATAAATGTAGTCAGAGATTCTCTGTCTTGACCTCTGCCGAGACTGTTTATACCGGCAACGATCTGTGGCTCTACTAAGCCTTTTGGCAGGCGAGGTATTCTACCGGTTCTTTGTAGGACAAGTAGTATTCTACTCAAGTAGGGTATAAGAAACTCTACTGTTAGTAGACTGTATAGTCCACCTAGACTTTGCTCTAGCTCGAGCTGTGTCAGGCGTACCTCTTCTGCTGTTACTCTCTCTGCGTTCCTGATGTTCATAACCAAGAAAGCTTCGAGTATTCTTTTTTCTATTTGTTGTGCTAAGTTAGCCGCTGTCTGGAAGTCAGCTGTTTTACCAACTTGTACGACTCCGACATCTTCTGGCCGCCCTTGTATTATAGCACCATTGCCTGCTTTGGCAAGTGTTCCGGGCTTTGTGGTGGCTGATGGTGAGACAAGAAAGATAACTTTACTTGCTACACTTGCACCTTCTACAAGAGACTGAGATAAACCGTCTAGGCTACGTAGATCTCCGATGAACTCTTCGACTCTACCTCTACCGTAGTCCTCTCCGTCAACTGTATTGAACCGAAGAACTAACCATGGCGATGAATTTTTGGGTGCTGTACTACGGCTTGCGGGTATGACTGTATCGTCTACCTCTTGATGCCACATCCAACGTCCACTATTCTCGTCCATCTTAACGCAAGTATACACTTCAGCGTCGTCTTCTTTTGAACCGTAATCTCCATTTGGGTGAGTCGGTGGTGTAGGCAGTTCAATCCCTAACACCTTTCTACTGATTCTTTCTTTTGTAATTATCTCTAAGACATTACCATTACCATCTCTATTGACGACATATCTATTGAGTGGATAGTGTTTCAAACCATCCTTACCCATAAAGATAAGTGCATTTCCTGAGACAATAAGATGTTTCAGTGCTTGGTGGACTACAACTCTGTCGTTTGAAGCAGCGATAAACTCCATGATGTTACGCTCTATCTTTGAGAATGATAGGTCTAACTCACTTCTAGTTTCTGCGTCTATCTCTTCTCCAATCTTGTCATCCCTAATCTGTAGTTTGAAAAAGGCTGTTTGAGGGGGTAGTAAAGCTAGCATTAATTTAGCTGCTAGTGTTACAACGGCCTTTGCACCAACACTTTGATAAGGTTGTAGCAGAGTTTTCTTGCCGGTGTATAGTTCGTCCCTCGTGACAAGGTATGGTAAGGTAAGCTCAGATGCTTCTACAGCCACATCTAGAAACTGAGCTCTGTCAGATTCCAGTTGACTGTAGCGTTCTCTGGCTTTATACATTTAGTCCTCCAGTTGAGCCACCGCTAGACTGACTACCTGTGTTTACGGCAATCTTGAGAGCATCTGTTCCTGTTCTCTTGCCTGCTCCCGGTGAGCTTTTCTTTTGTCCAGAACCATAAGCAACTTCTGCTGTCTGATCTGGGTCGAGAAGTTCTTTCTTCTCAGGCTTTACAGCTTCCTGTTTCTGTTGTTGTACACGAGGCTGAAATGTTTGTTGTGGGCCGGGCAAAGGTGCTGACCTTCTACCGCCACCGCCAAATACACACATTGTTATTCGTTTAAAATAGATTTTACATATTGTACCACTTCCCATTGTCCGGAGCGATACATGATGGAGGCTATATCCTCCTTGGGGTGGACAGGATACCAAGCGAACTTGGATTCCAAATCCTCAACAAGCTTCTCGAGTTTCTCAGAATGGAAACTAAGCGTATTGAGGGAGGTTGGTGTTTGCATGTTCAAAGAACGCTGGCATGCGAGCTGCTTTTGTGTCGGCAAACTGTGGTGCTTTGCCTTCATACATCAG